ATACTTCTTTAACCTTATTGCAAGAATCAGCTCAAGATTTGTTTATAGCTTCATCTACTGGAACTGATAGATTTAAAAATGGTATTATTGTAGACAATTTTACTAATCACCGAGTAGGTAATGTTACCCATGAAGACTATAAAATAGCTATTGATAAGGGCGAAAAAGAGGCACGTCCTACATTTAGATTAGACAATGTTCCTTTAATATGGGCTGCAGGAGATTCATCTTTCGTAGTTAGTACTTCTAATAATGCTGTTTTAACAATGGATAATACATCTAAAGTATTCTCTAATGGTGAAACAATTACTCTCAGCGGTGGTGGTGGGATATCAGCTTATCTTGATTATCAAGTTAATGATTCAATCAATGGTAATAAGTTATATCTATCAAATACTACTGGTACATTCACTACTGGTACAGTTACTGGAGGAACTAGTGGTACCAGTGATACTGTGTCATCGATAAGATTTGTAGACAAGGGAAAATATCTTACGCTTCCTTATTCACAAAAATTAACAGCAACTCAGCCATTTGCTACTACTACTAGAAATATTACAGGATTAGTGTTCGAATTTGCTGGACAAGCTGTTTTAGATCCTAGTTCAGACAACTGGGTTGATACAACTATCAAACCAGATTTATTGGTAGACTTCGATCTCGGCCAACAAAATTGGGAAACAATGGCCAATGCGTGGGGCTCAGTCTTTGGTGATTGGAATACATTAAATAGTGGACAGGTGGTAGATACATCGTCGGCTACTAGTGGACGGACCACAACTACCACAACTACCACAACTACCACCGAAGAGCAACTAAGAGAAGGAGTAAGATTTACAGCTGAACCTACAACTGATAATGTTACTTTAGGGGACCGGCTTCTCGATGTTAGCCTAGCACCATTTATGCGTTCGCGAGTAATAAATATTGTGGCTAGAGGATTAAAGCCAACGACACGACACTTCTCATTTTTCGACAGGGAAGGTGTTTCTGATTATGTTACACCAGCTAATACATCCTATACCATAGGAGCTAATACAGCTGTTGAGGGCGCTGGGTTAATGTCTGATGATAAGGGTAGGTTATCTTGTACGTTTAGATTACCGAACGAGGAGGGAAACCGCTTCCGGGTTGGAGACAAATATTTTAGGTTAACAGATGCTATTACAAATGATACGTTAACATGTACATCTAGTGCTGAAGGATTGTATTCTGCTCGTGGTTTAGATGCGACTAAAGAAGGTACTATGATCACTACTAGATCAGCTGAACTTTCTACAGAAACTGTTTCGGAAACTCGGACTGTGATTGCAACAAATACGGACCGTAGTTCTATAACAGCCACTACACCAGATGTTGGTGCCGGGGGAGTGCCGGACCAAGGTGGTGATGATGGACCTGGCGATGATGGCGATGGGGCATGTAAGCCTGTTGCACAAACATTTAAATTATATACATACAGTACTGATCAAGATATACCTGTAGGCAATGCAGGTGCTTTTCTTTCAAGAATAGATGTATACTTTCAGGATAAAGATCCTGATTTCGGATTCCAGTTACAGATTAGAGAAGTTGATCCTACATCTACAATGATTTCAAACAAATTTATGCCCTTCGGTATAATCGATATTGAGCCAGAAGATGTTAATCTTAGTGATGATGGAACCGTGCCCACACCCATGTTCTTCCCAACTCCTATTTATTTGTTGGAAGATAGAGAGTATGCATTTATATTCAGGGCGCATGGTGAAACCCCAAGATATAATCTATGGATATCTAGATTGGGCGAAACAGACATTAAAACAGGTGAACGAGTAACAATGCAACCTTATCTAGGTGGTTTGTGGGATTCACAAAACAATATTACATGGACAGCTATACAAGAGGAAGATGTTAAGTTTGATTTGTATACCTGTGATTTTGATACATCTTTAACAGGAACCGCAAAATTCTATAATGCTTCTATAGATATGTTATCGTTAAACCGAGTTAGTGATAAGTTTAGTGTACATGGTGAGACAGTAGAATCCTCATATAAGGTAACATTAAGTGGTGCACCTGTTCTATCTACAGTGGCTGATCCTTTCCATGAAAGTACAAATACAGTTTATATGATAGGTGGAACATCTGGTGCTAATGCTTCAGTGGCCAACATTAATAGTACTGTTGTGACATTACGACATACTCCAGGTTCTGCTAGATTTGCAAATAGTGAAACAGTATCATTTAAGCATGCAAATGGTACATCAGCTAATGCGTCATTAAGTCTATCAACAACTTCTACCGGAGTGCCTGCATCTGTAAATACCGGTAAGGTTTGGTTTTATGATGATAAAACAACTAGCAACACGATCTTACACATAGCGAATACTAGTGGAGTATTCCCAATTAATACGTGGGTGGTAGGTCAGTCTGGTGGACAATATGCAAAGATATTGGAAGTGCAAAATCTTTCGGCACATGTATTGCAACCAAAAATATCCACGATACAGTTATCCAACACTTCTGTAGTTTTGTCAGGGAAGTTTGCAAAGTCTACTACTGCAATGGATGCTTCTTATAATTTTGTAAATAATACAGAAGACACAACATTCAAGTCTTCACCGAAGTATGTTATGAGTAATACCAATGAAGCAGCTGCTGGTGGTATTACTAATTCTGTAGACCTAAAACTTGAACTAACTTCTAAATTTAAAAAACATTCACCTTGTATTGATCTTGATCGATCATCTTTAACTGTTGTTGAGAATTTAATTAATGATGATACTACAGGAGAGACTGGTGCTTATGGTGGTAGTGCTTTGGCTCGGTATATTACTAAAACAGTAGCATTAGCTGATGGTAATGATGCTGAGGACCTTGTAGCGTATATTACAGCTTTCAAACCTTCAACGGGTACAATCTCTGTGTATTATAGATTATTGAATGCTGAGGATAACGATGATATAAATGATCATGCTTGGGTACAAATGTCACAAGATCAAGTAGCTACTTTATATTCAGACAATGAGGACGAAGATGACTATAAAGAATTTACTTACAGCGTACCTACTGCGAACCTTACAGGTAGTAGTAACGAGGTACAGTATATAAATAATTCTGCTGTTACATTTACAGGATTTAAATTCTTTGCTGTTAAGGTAGTCCTCACTACATCTAATCCTGCCAATCCTCCTAAAATGAAAGATTTTAGGGCAATAGCGTTGCAAATTTAGAGGGTATTATGTCTGCTATTAAGATCAAAGATAGGCCTGATTTAGTACAAGAGGAGTACTCTACAGCTGTTTTGAATAGTAGTGTAACTGCTTTAGAGATCTATAAGGCTAACCGAAAGAAATCTGTAGAAATACAGGCTGCTATAGAAGAGATAAATAGCTTAAAAGAAGACATGAAAGATATTAAATTAATGTTACAGCAAGTGATAGAAATAAGGAATTAAAATGGTTAGAGTAGCAAATACAATTTTAACAGACACTTTCGATACGTGGAGAGTTAATACCAATAAGCTCGCCCATATTATTGAAGAGATGGATGGAGGCAATGCGACAGATGGTGGTACTGAGCCATATGCAGGTAATGTACATGCTACGTCTTTAGTTTCAAATAATCTAATTGTTCACGCAGGTGGTAATACTGGTATTAGTGGATATGTTAATTTTGCTAATGCAACTCAGGTTGTTTTTAAAACATCAGATATACGAATAAGAGGGGCTGCTAACAATAGTGTCTATACAAGAAGCAATATATTAAAGTTAAAAGCTACAGCCGATGGTCAAGTAGAATGGGGCAATATTGGGTTTAACGAAATTGCAAACACACTCTCGAGTTCTCAATTCAATATTTCCAGTCTTCCAGATGGTTTAATAACATCAACGAAGATCTCTACAAAAACTATTCAGGCTAATAATATTGCAGACGCTGCTATAACATCAACACAAATCGCGGCAGATACTATTCAAGCTAATAACATAGCAACAAGTGCTGTTACAACGGCAGAGATTCTAGACAAAACAATTGCTACTGGTGATATTGCGGACGCTGCTATAACATCAACGAAGATAGCTGCAGATACTATTCAGGCTAATAACATAGCAACAAGTGCTGTCACAACAGCAGAGATTTTGGATAAAACTATCGTCGCGGGTGATCTTGCAGACGCCGCTGTAACATCAACGAAGATAGCCGCAACAACTATTGAAGCTAATAATATTAATACCGGAGCTATTACTGCTGGTAAGATTGCCACTGGTGGTGTTAGTTCTAATGTACAACTAGCTGCTGGCGTTGTTACTTCTCATGCCGTTGCGGCCGAAGCTATAGGTAATACACATATTAAGGATGGTGGAATTGCTGTCGCTAAATTAGCTGGTAGTACGGGCACATCAGCTCGAATAGCAAATGTTCAGTACTTTCATACAAGTGGTATTCAAACATGGACCAAACCGTCAAATGTTGATACTGTTCAGGCGATTGTTATAGGTGGCGGTGGTGGAGGAATGGATTATCAAGCAGCCGGGCCATTGTCCCCTCATAGCGCTGGAGCAATGGGTGGTATGGCCATGGTTACTGTAGAGAGCCTGTCTAATCCAGTAAGAGTAGTAGTGGGAGCAGGTGGTAGTGCTGGTGGAACATCTGGTGGTACTGGAGGGACAAGTTTATTTGGTCCCCCAACTCCTAATATAGATCCAGTCGGATCACCAACTATAGGTGCATATGCAACGGCAACTGGTGGTTTTCCAGGACCTTCGGCCTCGGGCCTCCTTTCTGGTATCGGAACAGGCAATACAAGCACTACGACTGTAGCTATAGCTGGTAGACGTACTACTCCAATGGTCAATGATGGTTGGCGTGATATAAGTTCCAGGTCTGCTGCACATGGCGGGTCGACTTATATGAATTACTCAGATGAGACCAATGGCCTAGATCCGACACGAGTATTTCGAAATATGGGCGCCGGAGGATCTGGTGGCCAATATTCTACCGCATATTCCACCCCCGGGGGTGATGAATCACCTGGAACGACATATCCCGCCTCGTCCAGCCCGGGTACTGCAGGCGCCAACGGTGGTGTAGTCATTATTGGTTATCACAATGAAAGTTAGGTAAACTGATGAAAGCAAGAATAGATAGACATTATAACCCAGGACGTGCTCTTGAATTTTATGAGGACGATGCTGAAGCTATGTCTATAGGTAAATGTTATACACCAGGTCTTTCAGATATATGGGTCAATGTACCAAAAAGAATACAAAATAAATTAGAATTGCGGATCACAAAGACAAAACATGCTGATGTCAGACAATTTTTGTATGATCCTGCTCCGGATTATGAAACATTTACTATTAGACAATTGCACTATAATTTAGAATTAAAAAAATTTGAAGAGATAGATGTTCCATTGCCACAAGAAGCAATTGACCAATATAAGAAAGCTGCGGCAGAAGAAGAGGACCTGAAGGCCGAAGCACTTCGAGATGAAGGAGCTATGTCTTTTGAGGGAATGGTTCTTCAGAGATTAATCGAATTAGAAAAAAAATTGGACATATACACTGAGCCAAGATAATATAGGCGCAAAGGTTTACCTACATTAGTTTATAAATAGGATAAGGTACAATATCCTTTTTGATGTAGGGAAAGACGAATATGGCATTAACTAATGTTGCTAATGTTGCCGCCAGTGATACATTCCTAACATGGCGAAACAGTTTTAATGAATTAGTGACTAAAACTAATTCAGTTACTGCTTCGCCTGCAGAATTAAGCCAAGCGAATGGTATTTTTCTTGTTTCAAATACCGATTATCAACTGACCGTAGCTAACACTAATAGTTGGATAACTACTAACTATAACACCCAGCGATCAAATTTAGCTAATACTAATGCTAGAGTAACTTTGGTCAACACCAATCTTACTAGTACTAATACAGCTCTCCGATCATTAATAACCACTAATGCAGCAACTGAATTAAGTCATCTAGCCAATACTAATGCTTATATAGAGAAAATGTCAACTGATGTACAGTTGGCCAATACTAATCTACGAATCGATTTAGTCAACACAAATCTTACTAGTACTAATACCGCACTAAGAACTTTAATATCTACCAATGCAGCAACTGAATTAAGCCATCTGGCCAATACTAATGTTCACATTGCTAATAATGCTGCTACTGAGTTATCTCATTTAGCCAACACTAATGCTTACATTGCTACCAATTCCTCT